ACCCGTTAATGTTGATAATATACGATTATATCCTATGCCTAAATAATAATCTGAATTATATCTAAAAGTAGCGGGCATTGAATTTGGAGTAAGTTCTGTTACTTCAAATTTGCTTGTTGGCGTTGCCGTTCCAATACCTAAACGATTATTCGTGTCATCCCAAAATAAGTTCGCATTGTCTTGCGCTATGGTCGTGCCATTTGAAAATAAAACGCTGCCGCTTGTGAGTGAAGGTAATTGAAAAGGTGTGTATCCGAGCGCACTTGCAATCGTTTCGTTTTTCCAAAGCGAATCGGCTGAGTCGTAAAATAACCCCTCGTTATTTGCGGGCGAATTTATAAAGACGTTGTGCAGTTCGTCAAGCTCCCATCCGTTCATAATCTTAACGTAAATCTTACCGTGTACTGCGTGAGCATATTCAACGTACCCCATTACAACGATGTGACCTGTTGCGCCTGTTGGCTTAATGTTAGTCAATCTCCCCGCAGTTGTAGGCGATAAATATAGTACATCGCCATCCGCCCACGTTTCGCCCTGCAACGAGCCTGTTGTATTAATCTCCTCTAATTGGCCAACGGTTAAAATGAAACCCTCTTGGTTGGTTGCTATCGTTTCGCAAACAATTCCTATTGTATCGGCTGAATTGTTATCGTTATTCGCTTGAGCATATGCAACGGCCAAGCGTTGACCTTGCGCCCCGCTTATTCTTACCGCTTGATACGCTGCTTTTGTGAGTGTTGTGTTTGGTGTAACTTTATTCACTACTCGAGCAACCAAATCAACCCCATTTTTAAGCACTACAGTCCCACCTTTAAGAGTTGTTTCTGAACTACCTATTGTATCATTCCAACGAGTTGTACCTACAACTGCTGTTCCTGTTGGCGATGTGTCGAGTGTAACTTGCCCCGCCTTTAATTCATATTCACCTAAGTCAACGTTTGCCGTTGCGCCTGTATATGGAACGAAGCCTGTAACTGGAGGAATATCGGCAGCCGTTATAAATGGATTGACGCCATCGCTTCCGTCGTTTGTTAAGTCGCTTGTAGCAGTCGGAATAGTCGGCTTGTTTAAAATCTCAGCCACGCCAGTAGTTGCGTCCCAGTCTGAATTGACTTGAGCCGCAGGAATTGTAGGCTTGTTTTTTATGTAGTCGGGAGCTTGGTTGTCAGTTTGTGTCCAATCCGATTGCACTTGCTCGCCAATAATTCGGTTGATATTTACAACGTAGTTATTTGGATTGGCTACGATGTCAACCACATCGACCGCAGCTTGTACGTTGATGTCGATTGTCTCAACTACAACCGCTGCATTTACGACGATGTCGTTGATTGTGTCTTGTACTATAATGTTAACGTTATCCGCCATAGTTTTATCGTGTGATGTCGTCGGTTACTGTAAAGAGTCCACTTATCCAAGTGTCAACCTCGCCACTATCTTGAGTGATTTGAATATCATATTTGTAGGTGCAAGCCTGTATGTCGATTATTTGCTCGTCAATACAAAACTCGCCATTAGTAGCGTCAAAAATAGTGATTGGCACCTCAAGGGCAACGACACCGCCCGCCTCTTTTCTGAGCTGCATTTTAACATCGCCACCAGTTAGGTTGAGAGGTGCCTCGTTAACGTTTATTTGAAAGTCCGTTTGTTTGAACGTGTCCCCTCTTTTGGTCGTGAAATTTAATGTCGATGCCATTTTTTAAAAATAGTTTTAATTTTTTGATGTTTTCCTCAGTTCGTTTGTCTACTTTTCTCATATTTTAGTATGGTCGATCAAGCCACCATTTGCCACAAATCAAACGTGAACGCAAAGGGTTGACGATATTATTGGAATTGCTTACATACTCAGGTAAATGAAATTTATTAAGCCAGCGCAACATGCGGTCTTGATACATCTCACTCTTTAATCGCATATTATTAACCAAGTAATCAACCTCAGTTTTATCAATAGCCACCGAGTTGTCGGGTTGCGACTTAAATATACCGTTGTTGTTTACTTTATAGGCCCCGATTAGGAGGTATTCTACGGCGCTTGCAGCAATTAAAAACGGTTTGATGTAATCTTCGTACAAAATCAAATAATCGTCCACCAAATCGTCGTTATCGAAGTCGTCACAAATTTTATCGTATAAAGTCTCCCCTAAAATCTCCTCCAATCGTGTGCGCTGCGCGTCTGCAATACAAGGAATGTAAAGGTCGATGTCGATATTACCCCCTAATAGGGTGTTTTTTGTAAGTTCGTTTTCTTTTAAAAGTATAATAGTTGCCATAAATTACATGTCGTGAGGCGCGATGTACGCTTTAGGGTTATTTGTTGGTAGGATTTCGCCTGCTTTTCTCGCTTCTGCTGGTGTAATTGTCTCCGCAAGTGGGTTGTTTACATCCGCTCTTTTACGATACGTTTCTCTAATCCAAAAATGTTTGCAAGTTCCGAAGGGAAATGCCTCACTTTGTAAGCCTCCGCCTTTCCAAAGGAAGATATCATAAGGTTGATTCGGATTAGGGTGCATTCCAAAGCCAGGATTAACGTTTCTTTGGCTCATCATTTCGATGTCCTCTTTACGATATACCTTATTGGCTTTCATCATTGCTTTACAAAATGCACGCTCGGGCGATGGATTTCCGCTATAACGGTACCGACTTTTAAAAAGCGCGCCATCTTGATAACTTTTTGCGTTTGGTCTTGCCGTTCCTGTTGAAACTTTATCTAAAGCAACGCGCATTAATTGCGTACTTACTCCATTCATGCGATCAAGTTCAGCGTCAAGCTCGGCCTCTTTTTCATAGTCAACCGCTTCGGAACTTATAAGTTCCCATTCGTTTAAATCGATGTCCTCTCCTAAGTCATCAAAGCCTTGAGTTGATAACTGCGTAACCGCTGCGGCTTGTTGCGAAAATAACGCTTGAGCCACTTGTGCAGGAATGTTTAAGAATTGAACTAAGAAAACAATCGCTTGCTCGGTTGTTAAAATACCCTCTTTTACTTTTGCAAAAATATCAATCGCTGACGCAATTTGCGCTCCGTTGTAAGAAACGGCCGCGTCGCTTGTTGCTTTGTCAAGACCTGCATTTGTTGCGTCTGCAATCGCTAAATCCTCAGCTCTTAAACTCTCAAATTGTAAGTCCAAAGTGATTCCGTTAACGGCAAAAATCTCCATCAATCCGTCAAGTATAATCTCTTGCTTTGGTCTAATTACGTTGATCATTAACTCCTCAAATCCCACTTTTATTTCCTCAGCGTTTGAGCTAAATCCGCTCGATTCTTTTACACCTACAAGCATTGGCGATGTAAGTTTGTGAGCCGTGCAAAGTTGTTGTCTTGCCTCAGTACTTAAATATGCATATTGCTGGTGCGCGTCGCTAACTTCCAAAGCGGAGATTGTGATCTCGGAATCTTTGTTGTCGTTCCAATTTAAAAAGAATGCGCCCGCGTTTTGTGATCCTGTTAAGTGGTTACGGATTTGGCGTGTATTCTCTTGGATTGTTTCAATAGACTCTTGTACTCCAGCGTTCATGTTAATGATGTGGCCGAAGCTCAACCCTTTTTGAATGTGGTTGATTGAGTAGTTTGAAATTTCCTCCTCCATTTTCGCCCAACTTATCCCCGACACATATGAAGGGTTACTATAATAGAACTGCCCAACTTGGTAATCACGAATGATGTAAATTTCTGAGCGTTCGCCCATTCCTTCGCCATAACCAAATGCGTCGATTCGTTCGGGCTTATATTTATTTACGTTTGCAAAGTCGTAGCTATAATAATACCCTGTAATATCTCCCTCCTCGTTTGCGACTTCGGGAGCAATGCGTTGTTTGGCTACGTGAAAGCAACGTTGAATTTTGCCGTTCACATATTTAACCTCGATTGAAGCCTCGCCAAACATCTCGAAATCCTTGCATATTTTACGCAAATCTTTTTTAGAAACGAGCGAAATAATCGCCGCCCATTCTGATGGCTTGCGTGCTTTGTCTTTTGAGGTCAATCCTTTACCATAAATGAACTGCGAATAACTATCAATGATTGCCGAGTTTGTTGGCGATCCGTTATAGGCGTCAATAATGACTTGATAAAACGAGTTTTTGTCTCCATTTAATACCCACTTTTTACCCGACACCTCTTTAATTTCGGGGCGAATGTAATTCGATAGGTTTATAATCTGTAATTTTTCCATAAAATTATACTTTTAGAACTCCGTTATTGAGTTCAAAATTCTCTAAGTCAGTCTGAGCCGTTGCGTAAGCCTTGCCTCTATAAATTAATTCGTCATCCTCGTTGATTGTAACTTCAAACGATTGGCCCTCTTTCATGATTGGCTCATCAAATACCAATACTAAAACATTGTTTTGGTAATATACGCCAGTAACGTCGATTTCGTGAGTGATGTCTCGCGTTTCATCACGCAATAAAAACGTGATTTCGCCACTATTGTAGCCTCTTGGAATGCATCGGAATTGATAAGGCGCAGTTAAATTGAATATCCACATACTATAATAACTGAAATTTGTTGTTTTGTAACAAAAAACGCCCCTTAAAGGAGCGTTTAATGACAAAACTATGAAAAGAATTAAGAAACAACGTCTTCAGACACTAACGCATAAAGCGCAGTTATCATCGCTGAATTTAAGAATGGAGATAAGTTAGACTCCTCAGCAGCAATAGTCAAAGTGTAACCGCTTAAATCGGCACCTGCTCCACCGCTTACTTTTGTGCAGTTTGACATTGTGCCATTAGTGGCACCAATTAACATAATATTTCCATTGTAGTCTTCAACGAAAACTTGAGGTCTACCAGCGCAAATCAATTGGATTTGAGCTTGCAAGTCAGCACCTAATTTCGGAAGCGTAACGGCCAAAGATTGAGCGTTTAAAAATGTTCCGTTGTCCTCTGAACTTGTACCAGTTTCGGTCAAGGCGTTTGTTGTAGCCTTTACCTCGTATTTGAAAACCTCAGCAAGGTCTCCAAGATCGGTCAATACTTGAGCTGCAATTGTGTAACCATAATCGGCGTAATTTGCAAAATACAAATTTTTAATCCCACCGCGTTGGTCTTTGCAACCCAATAATTTACCCTTTGTTATTAAACAGGCCATCTATTTTTTAGGTATTTAAAACCGCCCGAGTTAACGAGCGGTTTTTATTAGTATTATGCTTCGTAAGTCAAGTAAACAATTTCCTCAGCGTTGTAGTATCCAACACCAACGTTGTAAACTACCTTACCGCGAACTTTACCAGTCAATAGACCGATTTCGTCTTCGTCTACCAAAGCAACTTGATTGTGGTCAGCAGTTAAACCAGTAGCGAATACTAAGTTTTTACGCTCGTAAATAACTACGGTATTTGCAGGCAATCCATTCAATACAGTCATTGTGTGACGACCAAAGGTTAAAGCGAAATCAGTATTTCCGTTTCCGTAAACAATACCTTGAGTTGACAAGTAAAAAGCATAGTACTGAGCAACGTCAGGAGATACTGCGAAAATTAATTCTTTGTTTCTCAAAGCGATTGGCACGGCAGCTAAAGCTGGTTTCAAATACTTAGCCAAAACGTTTGCCTCAGTTACGGCAGCGTCAGCAGTTGGTTTGTTTACGTCAGAATCGTCAGCGAACAAAGTTAAGAAACCGTCAAAGTTTGTTGATGACTGCCAAATGTCAGTCTCCAATTTCTCACCGATAGCACCCAAAACCTCAGCTTGGATTGCATCCATAATGTCAGAAGGAGCAGTACCATTTGCAGCACCTGCGCCCATGATTCCATCAGACCAAGTAGCACGGAAATCTTCTTTACAAACGTCAAAATCATTTTTGAATTTGAAAGGCTCGATTAAGTTTTCGTTTAATACGATTGTCCCAGCAGGAGCAAATCCGCAAGTGTATGCAGTTGTTCCGTCAGTATAAGCGATTTTACGCAAAGACAATTTGTAGTTTACATTTTCAGCGATAGTTACCGCATTTTTTTCGATAGTGTCAATCGTTTTGAACGCTTGACCAATAATTACACCCGCATCACGGCCAGCGTAGTTAGAACTTACAGTTGTAGTTGTAGGCATTAGTTTAAGTTTTTAAGATTATTTTGAATTTTTTGTGTTCTTGTCAATTTGACATTTGAATTAGAAACCTCTTTTACTTCGGGTTTCGCTTTTGTTGAAGCCTTAACCTCAACTTGAGAAGTTTTAACCTCAGCGATTTGTGAGCTTAACTCAGTTCTAACCGCTTCGATTTGTTTGGCTACTTCAACGCTCATTGATGTAACGATTGATTTTACTAACTCAGCGAATTGATCCTCTTTGGACATTTCAACGTCAGCCTCAACAGTTACCTCAACTTCGGCCTCAGCCTCCATTTCTTTAATTTCGGCGATCATACCTTCTTCGGTAATTACCAAAATTCTACCGTCTTCAAGTTCGTGTTCTCCAATTGGAGCAGGAACTTTGTCTCCGTTTTCAGCCACAATAAAAACAGGTTGCCCCGCTTCAAATGATTCAGCTTCCAAAACGGTAACACCATCTTTTAGCATCATGGTAGCCATTGCAACTTCCACTTGCTCAGTCTCGCTTGATAACTTTACCGAAGCGAAACCGTCTTTTATCGCGTTAACGATTTCATTTAAATTCATACTATATTCACTTTTTAAATTTACTTTCTCCATGTCAAAAACCCCATCAATTGAGAAGCCTTTTACTTTGCCTGTCTTAACGTAGTTGTTCCAAATGTCCTCGTTGTTTACTTTCATAGCAGCAAACCACGTCCCGACTGGCTCATTAAATCCGTACATCGTTGATTTATCGTGTACCTCGTCTTCTTTTATCCACGTCTCAACAAATGTCACATCCTCTATTTGTGTACCCGAATGCTCAATCGTTGAGTTGTTCTGATATCCTTGACGACTGAAATTTTGTTGCACTTGCTTAATCGTTTCCGCAGGGAATACGATATTAAATTCGTGGCCATCTTGGTTGCGATAAATTGGTTGGTTTGGTATTAATACCGCGCCTAACAAAATACGCTGCTCCTCGTTTATGGTTGCGAGTTGTATCTCTTTTTGTTGTGACAAAGTGATAAACTGCACTCCAATTGCTGGATCGGATACGAGTGAAACGGCGTAAACGCCCTCGTTATCTTCTTCATTAAACATTACTTTGTAAGTGTCCATACCCTAATAACTGATTTTTAATTGTTTGTTATAAACTTTTTTTCGTTTTCAATTTTTAAATTGAAATACTTAACGCTTTTTTCAACTTTTAAATTGACTTTTTACCCCCCAAGTGTTGCGCTTTGAATAATGTTACGGTCTAAACTTTGGGCCGTTGTCACATTATTTGCAACGACATACGCTTGCACTGGTGCCGCCTCTCGATTACCTATTGCGCCCGCTAATTGGTTGACACCTGTTGAGCCAACGACGTTGAATTGTGGAGCGTTTGTCCCCCCTCCAGGTGCGCTTGTTCCACCGCCACCGCTTGCTCCACCGCCACCGCCTGTAATTGATGCAGCTTGCCCAATTCCTGCTGCTAAAATTGATGCAATGGAAGTTCCTGCGGTTATCTTAGTTAACGCTATACTTTTTGCAGTGATTGCCGCTTGCGCTGCCCACGCAGGATTTGGAACAACTCCAATAAATGCAGGAACGGAAGCCAAAGCAACCTGTGCCGCTGCTATACCTTTTGCAGCTCCAACAACTACGTCGGCAATTGCTAAACCCTTTTGAATAGCTAAAAT